CTATTAACGAGTTAGTTAAGCAGTTTCCACATTTAACTCAAGAAGATTTAGAAGAAATACAAAAAAAGAATAGCTATAAAAATGAAAATTATTCTGCTTACGATCGACAAGATAATAATAAAGTAAAAGTTTTATATTTTGATTATAAAACTTATATGAATCAAGTTTATAAAATAAAGGAAACTGCAACAGGATTAGAAAAAGCTATAGAAAAAGATGATACTTTTAACCCGCCAGAAGAAGCTCAAGGTAGTTTTTCAAAAGTTCAAAACAACGTAGAATGTTTATATGAAGGCGCTTACGTGTTAGGAGTTAACAAGCTTTTAAAATGGGAGATGTCAAAAAATATGATGCGTCCAAAAAGCAATTATACTAAAGTAAAAATGAATTATTCTATTGTAGCTCCTCGTATGTATAAAGGGCGTATAGAATCTTTAGTTAGTAGAATAACTGGCTTTGCAGACATGATACAGCTTACTCATTTAAAAATACAGCAAGTTATGTCGCGTATGGTGCCAGATGGTGTTTATCTTGATGCTGATGGTTTAGCTGAAATAGACTTAGGTAACGGTACAAACTATAATCCGCAAGAAGCTTTAAACATGTTTTTTCAAACAGGTAGTGTTATTGGTAGATCTATGACCGCTGATGGCGATATGAATCCTAGTAGAATTCCAATACAAGAGATAAGAAATAGTAGTGGAGGCAATAAAATACAAGCTTTAATAGGTAATTACAATTATTACTTACAAATGATACGCGATACAACTGGGCTTAATGAAGCTAGAGATGGTAGTACACCAGATTCTAACGCTTTAGTTGGAGTTCAAAAGCTAGCTGCAGCTAATAGTAATACTGCTACAAGACATATATTGCAGTCAGGATTATATTTAACAGCTGAAATAGCAGAATCTTTATCGCTTAGAATATCTGATGTTATAGAGTATTCGCCAACTAAAGACGCTTTTATTCAAGCTATTGGTGCTCATAATGTAGCTACACTTGAAGAAATGTCCAATTTGCATTTATATGACTTTGGTATATTTTTAGAGTTAGCTCCAGATGAAGAAGAAAAAGCTTTACTTGAAAACAATATACAACAAGCTTTACAACAAAAAAATATTGACTTAGAGGATGCTATTGATTTGCGTGAAATAAGAAATATTAGTCTTGCTAATCAATTATTAAAAATTAGACGTAAAGAAAAAGAAGCTAAAGACAGACAGCTACAACAGCAAAACATACAAATGCAAACTCAAGCTAATACACAAGCAGCTCAAAATGCTGCGCAGCTTGAAGCTCAAAAAGAACAAATGCTAGCGCAGACTAAAGCGCAGTTAGCTCAATTGCAAGTTCAGTTAGATGCTCAAAAGTTACAACAAGAAGCTGAGATTAAAAAAGAGCTTATGCAGCTAGAGTTTCAAATGAACATGCAGCTAAAGTCTTTAGAAACTCAAGGTATGCAAAGTAGAGAAAAAGAAAAAGAAGATCGTAAAGACGAAAGAACTAGAATACAAGCTAGCCAACAAAGCGAGCTTATAGACCAAAGAAAAACAAATAAACCACCTAAAAAGTTTGAATCATCAGGTAATGATGTACTTGGTGGGTTTGACTTAGGTGGATTTGAACCTAGATAATTATTAACTTATATTTTATATTATGGAAGAAAACGAAAACGTAGTTGAAGAAACTACACAAGAGCAAACTGTTGACGAAAGTAAGTTTGAATCTGCTGGCGATGACAGCGTTATAAAAGTAGACTTAAATCAACCAATAAAAGAAGAAGATGCCACTGGAGAGCAAAGCACAGATGAGGTACCTGTTCGCGACGAACCCGAAGCTAGCGAAGAAGTTCGTAAAGAAAACGTCGAAGAGCAAAATGAAGAACCTGCCAGAGAAGAAGAGCAAAGTGTTCAAAATGAAGAACCCGCTCTTGAAGAAGTAGTAGATGAAGAAATTGTTGAAGAAGCTAAAGAGCTAGCTGAAGAAGCTGTAGAGGCTATAGCTGAAGCTGAAGCATCAGGTAAAGAGTTGCCTGAAAATATACAGAAGCTAGTTGATTTTATGGAAGAAACTGGTGGTAGCTTAGAAGATTATGTTGAGTTAAATAGAGATTATTCTGAACTAGATAATTTAACAGCTCTAAATGAATATTATAGAAGAACAAAGCCGCATTTAAACGCGGAAGAAATAAACTTTTTGATTGAAGACTCTTTTAATTACGATGAAGAGTTAGACGATGAAAAAGAAATAAGAAAAAAGAAAATAGCGCTAAAAGAGCAAGTTGCCAGTGCTAAAGCCTACTTAGACGGGCAAAAGTCTAAATATTATGATGAGATTAAAGCAGGATCACGCTTAACGCCTGAACAGCAAAAAGCTTGGGACTTTTTTAATCGATATAACAAAGAATCTGAGGAGAATCAGAAAATAGCAGAAAATGCTAAACTTACATTTGACAAAAAGACTAATGAAGTCTTTAACGACAAGTTCAAAGGTTTTGAATATAACGTCGGAGATAAAAAATATAGGTTTAACGTTAAGGACGCTGATAAAGTTAAGACAACTCAAAGCGACATTAATAACTTCGTTAAAAAGTTTTTAGCAGAAGATAATACAATGTCAGACGCAAACGGTTATCATAAATCTTTATTTACAGCAATGAATCCTGATGCTGTTGCAAGACACTTTTACGAGCAAGGCAAAGCAGATGCACTCAAGGAGAGCGTCGCAAAAAGTAAAAACGTAAGCATGGACCCAAGACAGTCACATGGTGAAATAGAAGCTGGCGGCTTGAAAGTTAAAGTGTTAGGTGATAATTCCAATGATTTTAAGTTTAAAATTAAAAATAAGAATTAACATTTAAAACAAATTAATTATGGCAATTACAAATGGTCCTAATTTGAATAGTGTTCCTACTTCACAGAAGCAAACACTATCTACAAATTATCTTGACTTATCAACTAATGCTGGTTGGGGTCAACAATACGTGCCAGACTTGATGGAAAAAGAAGCTGAGGTTTTTGGACCTCGTACAATTTCTGGTTTCCTTTCACAAGTTGGCGCAGAAGAACCTATGACTGCTGATCAAGTTATCTGGTCAGAGCAAGGTAGATTACACTTATCTTACAAAGGTAAGTTAACTAATAATGATACCTTTTTAATACAAGCTGATATTGACGAGGCTGCTAGTGTTACTGCTGGTCTTGACACTGCTCACGGTGTTAGAGAAAACGATACTGTTATTGTTTCTAATGCTAATGGCGTTGTTAAAGCAATAGTTACTGCTATCACTAACAACGATGAGTTAACTCTAGCTGCTTACGATGGTTCTACTATCGCTCAGTTAAATACTAACTTAACTACAACTATTTTAGTTTATGGCTCTGAGTTTGCTAAAGGTGTTGGTTATGAAGCTGGAAATGCTGCTACTTTTGAAGGCAAAAGAACAGCTAACGAACCTCAGTTCCAAACTTTTATGAATAAGCCAATTATCATGAAAGATTACTATGAAGTATCTGGATCAGATGCATCTCGTATTGGTTGGGTAGAAATTTCTACTGAAAGTGGACAAGGCGGTTACTTATGGTACTTAAAAGCTGAGTCTGATACAAGATCTAGATTTAACGACTACATTGAAATGTCAATGTTAGAAAGTGAAGTAGGTTCTGATTCAGCTCACAACGTAGGTGCTGGTGGCTCTGGCGCTGCCAACGGTGTTGATGCTCATTTAGGTCACAACGGCGGTGTTGTTGGTACTGAAGGTTTATTTGCTGCTATCGAAGATAGAGGTAATGTAACTTCTGGTGTTACTGGCGTTAACGCTGCTACTGATTTAGCTGAGTTTGATGCTATTTTAGCTGAGTTTGATAAGCAAGGCGCTATTGAAGAAAACATGCTGTTTGTTAATAGATCTGTATCTTTAGCAATAGATGATATGTTAGCTTCAATGAACTCTTACGGAGCTGGTGGTACTTCTTACGGAGTGTTTGATAACTCTGAAGATATGGCGTTGA